GGTATTGACGATGACCGTTCCCCACACCTTGACCTTTGACGCCTCTCCCAGTGCCCGCAGCACGGATGAGAACGGTTTTCTGCACGTCGCCTCGTCCCATATCACCAAGGCAACGGTGAATCCCTATTACGGGCGTGAAATTCCGGGCTGGCGGGAGGCCGGGCTTGACCCGGAGGCCGTCTATTACGGTTTCCGTGACCCTGAGGAGTTGAAGAAATCTCTGTCCACATGGCAGGGCCTGCCCCTGCACATTGAACATCATGTGGACAGCGCCGAGGAACCGGCCAGACTCACGCGCGTTGGGGCCGTCGGCAGGGCGGACTGGAACGCGCCCTATGTGGATGCGCCTTTGACCGTGTGGGACGGCGAGGCCATAGCCGCCATCGAAGACGGCTCCTTCCGCGAGCTTTCCTGCGCGTACCGCTACGACCCTGATTTCAGGCCGGGCCGGTATGAGGGCGTGGAGTATGACTTCATCATGCGCAACATCCGGGGCAATCATGTCGCGCTGGTGGAAGAGGGCCGCGCCGGGCCGGACGTGGTGGTGGCGGACGGCGCGCTCTGCGGGAAAGACGCCGAAGAGTGGCGCACGGCGAAGAACGGCAAGAAGTACCGGATCAACACCGAAACGGGCGAGATTACCAGGGGCAATATCGGGCAGAAGTCCAGGCGCGAGCCGAACCGGTCAACGCCGTTGGAATCCACGAAACCGGACACGGCACGCTATGAAGCTCTGCTGAAAGAGCAACAGGGAGACCATCAGAAGGCTGCCCACGCTTATTTCCGTGAAAAGCTCCAGGGCCGCCATGTGGAAGCCCGAACCGACAAGGGGACGATACAGGTCGCCTTTACCGGCGGCACATGGCAGGAACTTAAGCGTGGCATGAAGCAGGATGCATTAAAGGCCGAACTTGTTCCCCATATGCCGGATATTATCAGCACAGGTCAGTATCAGAAAAACGATTTGTACAAAGACAGAACCGACAAAGCTATAGCGTTTCACTCCTACAGCAAGGCGGTTGATACTTCGGAGGGGAGGAAAGATGCTATCGTTGATGTCGTGGAGCGAGAAGAGAATGAGCCCCGTTATTCCGCGTACAATATGACGAGAGAAGGCTCAAAAAGTTTTGAGACCAGAAAGGAAAGAGACGCCAAGATAAAAAAAGATACCGCTCTTTCCGTTATGCCTTCAGGTTATTTGGCGGGGAAAGATTCCCCACCTTATCCGGTTAGTCCGGGCCTGATCACGGACGGAAGAAGCGGCATCGTTGAAAACAGCATAGTCCCCACCTTCGAGGTTGTCAATGTCCGCATTGCCGGAAGCGAAAAGGCGGACGGCGCGCTGGATAAAAAAGAATCCCCGGCCAGTGGCGTAGGGAACAAACCTACGGTTGGCGGGGATTCCACGGGTTTTCAACCCGCTGTTGACCTCAATATAGCCATCAAACCCGTCCGCGTCAATCCTCAACCCGACGCGGACACAACCCGAAACCCCAAACTCATCCAGGGAGCATTCATGGGCAAACTCAAACGCTGGTTCCGGGGCGCGCAGGACGACAACCCCGAAATCGAAAAACAGGAAGTGGAACTGGCGCAGGCCATCATTGACCTGCACAAGGTCGACCCCGTCACGGGCGAGATTGTGGACATCACGGAAGACGAGGACAAGGCCGAGGAAATCCGCAGGCTCATCGGGGAACTGTCCGCCAAACTGGACCCGGAGGAAGTCAAAAAACTCACCGATTCCCTGACTGACCTTGCCTGTTCCAGGGCCACCGGTGACGAAAGGAAAACCGACGC